AATATTGGTAGTCGAATTCTTCCATCACCAATTGGGCATAATTTACAATCTGGTCAATTTCTAAATCTTCTTCAGATTTGATATTCACCATAGCCTTAAATTCACTCAGATTTGGCTTGATCAGATCGATTCCTTGATATCGCCCAAGATCTGCCACTTTAGGATCTACCAAAATCTTTTTCGAGTATTTTTTCGCTATTTCAATTAGAGACGCTAAAACATAATTCGTTAGTAATCCTTTCCCATAATCTTGAAAAATAACTCCATCGTGAAATTGAATCTGTTCGTCGAAAATTTCAATAATTTTTGAAGTTGAGTTTTCTAATAAATCACAAGTTGTTTCAACATCAATTCTAACGATTTGATGTTTGTTCCCTATTACTCTGGTTTTTTTTGTTGTTGGTCTGGATTCTTCTTCGATAAAAATAGGATTGATTTTTTTCTCGATACATTTTTCAAACAAAATTTTTCCATCTTCATCATCACCAACCAAAGATAACAGGGTACAATTGGCTCCGAATGTCGTGATGTTCTGTGCTACATTTGCCGCCCCGCCCAGGAAAAATTCTTCTTTGTTCTTAAGAACAACCGGAACTGGTGCTTCTGGAGATACCCTGTGAACTTTTCCATACACATAGTGATCCAAAATGGAATCACCCACAACAAGAATTTTTTGTGTTGAAAATAATTCTTTGAAATTCATTTATTGAAATTTAAAGAGTGAAATCTGGTGCATCTGCTGATTCCCCACCTTCCCCTTTATCCTTTTTGGCCTTGTCCGCTTGTTTCTTTTCGTCTTTTTTGAATTTTTCGTTCTCTCTATATTCGTCCATACTCAAACCAAGCCATCTTTTTATTAACCACTCCTTATCGAAATATGGAACTTCCTCTTCTCCGATTTTTTGTTTCATATCTCCCAATGCGGTGATAAATGTCGTTCTTTTCGTGTAGTTAGATAAAACAATTAGTTGTTCGAAAACATTTTCTTTAACGAAGTTCAAACCCAAATTTACTTTAAATGATCTGTCTTCAGACAAGGCAGGAAAATCCAAACAAGTTTGGATATAAAGAGGTTTAACCAAAAGTTCTTGGAAAATAGATCTCAAACGGGTAACAAATTTTTCGTATCTAATTTCGTCTCTTTCTAACTGGTCGATTGATATTTGATAGGTGGCAGGACCACTTCTCCCAGCAAACCTAGCATATGGAATTTTGGAGTCTAATTTTAGCTTGTTGTAAAAATAAACAACATTTTCCATCACGTTAAAATCGGGACCATTTGGATTTAAAGTGTTAATGTCTGGCGATTCCCCGTCTTTTTCCGGAAAGAGATAATTTTTGTAAAACTGTACTCTGGGGGCACCATTGACAGTCAATTCCCCGGAAGTATCATTAATTTGAATTTCTTCTTTATACTGAGACATCAGCTGTCCCAGGGTTTGCATAGCTTTTTGTCCGGATTGTGTTCCAACAGGAATAACGAATTTCAAACGATACGAAGCGTTCATGACATTCCAAATTACCCGAGTATTTTCCATGATTCTCAGAATGTTATAAGATCTGATCAGCCTTTCAGTGTAGCTGACTCTGGAAACGGAATTACCCTTGGCATAGGAAAGATAAATGACCTGCTCTGCCTTTAATTTTCTGGTCATTCTAGGATCACCCGGATATTGAATCCAGATTTGTTGAAATTCTTTGTTGGGCTGTTGTTCAGTTGCAGGTTGAAGAGAGGTGGCATCTAATTCTTTGAAACCAACAATTTTTTTTCCATCTGTCGAGTACACAATTTCAAAAGCCAAAAAACCATCAATTAGAAATTGACGAAAATACTGCCAGGCAAGAGTACTTTGTTGAAAACCAAACAGCATGTACAAAGTTCTGAAATTTTCTTCTACCTTAGAACGGACTTCGGGTTTTAAATCAACATTTAATAAAGATGGATACCCGAAGAAATTTTTGTCGTCGTAGTTGATAGCATCGTCTGATAAAGTATCCAGAATGAAATCAATTTCTCCGTTTAAAGCAAATTTTCTTAAGAATTCTCTTTTCCCGAGATAATCCTTGTCGAAATAGGCTATGTATTTTCTTACTCTAGTATCTTGATAACCTAAAGTCCAGAAGAAAGCGTCATTCTCGGTAAATCCAGTTCCTTCATTGTTGAAAAAGGTAGATTCGGTTGCCCCTATAGCCTGAGAATTCCGGATAACCATATCCTCGTACTGCATACCAAACCTTCCAATTTTAGATAGGTTTCGGTACAGATTTCCTAAAAAGGAACGCTGTTGACTGTTATCATCGTTAAATCCTGCCATAATTATGCCGGTGTTTCTGTTTCTGGCGGGGATCCTTCTGGTTCAGTTCCTGCTTCTGAATCACCACCTTCAGCGCCTTCTCCACCTTCTGGAGTTTCTTTTGATTTTTTATTCTTGGTCTTCTCTTTAGCTTCTTCATTGGCTTTGATATCATCCTCAGTCATTCCTAGAAAATTTTCAATTAGATAACCCAAAGAAAAGAAAGGCTGTCCTTCTCCGTCCACCAATCCATACATGGCATCTATGGATTCTTTCCTTTTGTTCATCGTTTCTATTTCCTGATTCACTCTGAATGGATTATCCGAAACAAAAGTTAATCCAAGTTGACTTCTGAACATATAATCTTTCTCCAATTGCGGAAAATCTCTACACAATTGAATCCACAAAGGTTTTATAAGAATGTCCTGGAAAACGGATCTTAATCTCATGATAAACTTTGCGAATCTAATTTCCTCTTTATCCAATCCTTCGGCTGCATTGGCATATTTACCAATCGATCCACCATCTGGTCCTTGGAATCTAGAAAATGGAATTTTAGATTCTTGAACCAACTTGTCGAAAAAATAAGCCAAAGGAGCTGGATCATTCAAATTTGGTCCGGCGGTGTTAAGGGGTTCAATATTTGGAGTACCTAAAGCTCCCTTAGGCATAAGATAATTTTTGTAAAATTGAATTTTTGGCTGACCATTTACCGAAAGTTCCCCACTTTCATCGTTGAATTGAATATCTTCTTTGTATATGGACATCAACTCGCCAAGGGTTTGCATAGCCTTTTGTTGCGATCTGGACCCCACTGGGACTGTCATTTTTAGACGGAATGATGCATTCATCACAGACCAAATAACACGGGTGTATTCAATGATCCTGAGAACATTGTACGGACGAATCAATCTTTCTGAATAACTTACTCTTGAAACAGTATTGCCTTTGGCATAAGAAAGATAAATGATTTGGGAATCGTAAAGCATTCTCCTTTTTCTTTCGTCCTTAGGATATTGATACCAAACATTTAAAAAGGTTCCATCTTTTTGCTTTTCTACGGAAGGCATAAGGGTGGTTGCGTCTAGTTCTTTGAAACCAATAATATTTTTCCCCTTGTCATCGTATACGATTTCGAAAGCAACGAAACCATCAACAAGGAGTTGTCTGAAATATTGCCATGCAGAAATATCGTCATTGAAACCAAACATGTCGTACAATTTTTTGTACGTCGAATCAATTTTATCTGAAACATCTTTTTTAATTCCAATAATGTTTAAGAAGGCTGGATATGCGAAAAAATTAAATCCATCATAGGAAATTGCCTCGTCGCAGACCGTATCCAAAATGTATTCAATCTCAGGATTTAAAGAAAATTTTCTTAGATAATCTCTTTTTCCTGCATAGTCTTTATCAAAATATGAAATATACTGTCTGGTAGTCGTATCTTGTCTACCTAAAGAGAAAAGTGTAGTTTCATCTTCAATCGGACCTTTCTTTAAAAATTCTGCTTCTGTGGTACCAATTGCCTGTGAATTTTTGACCACCATGTCTCCATATCTCAATCCGAAATTGCTCAGATTTTTGATCGAGTCCCTAATTCTTTGGAATACAGGGTTGGTGTTTGGGTTCTCATTAAATCCTGCCATGAAGTCAGAAATTTGGTTTTATAGACAAAATCAAATTTTTATTTTCGATTTATATTCTTTATATATCTGATCCAAAGAGAGACCCTCTAAAGTTGCTTGGCTAAAATATGGAATTTTTACCCAATCTGAATAATCTACTATTTTCATTCCTCGCAAATTTTCCTTTTCGAATCCAAAAATTGCGAATTCATATCCAGTTCCTTTAAATATTTTTTGTAAATTTTCCCCTTTTAGATTCAATGGCATCTGAGATTCGGAAATGTTTCTCACATTTTCTTCAAGTATTTCCGAAAAAGTCGTGGTCAAACGTGTTAAAATTTCTGCGAGATTATCGGGTGGGATAATTGTTAAATCCATAACTTTACAAATTATCCTATTTCCAATTCTTTCTTCGGATAAAAAAAGAAAACAAGGGTATCTATTCACAAAAGAATTTTTTTCTCCTGTTTTTGATTTTGTGGTATGCAATCCAAAATAAATTTTTCCACTTTTGAAGGCTGTGAATTTTTCACCGGTATTTTTCGAGTCGGGACCATACTTCTCCGAGAATTCTTGGTTTACGGAGGAATTAAGTTCAGATAAAGAGGAAAATTGACTTCTCAATTTTTTAGCCTGTTCAGGAAAGTCTATCATTTGCTTTGAAATAGGAATTTCTCGTTGACAACTCCGAATTTCATACCCCTGCTTTCTGCCCAGTGTTTTGCAGCTTTGAATTTTGCTTGATTTGTAATCCAAATTTGCATTTTGTGATTGTAAGATTTTAATTTTTCTACTGTGTATGTTCCTTCGTATATTGGCTTTTGGTGTTGTTTTTCTGGCTTCACCTCGACCAACCATTCCTGCTCATTTCCATCATCTTGAAGAACTTTCAAGTAAAAATCAACGTTGTAATTGTGATCTTTTTTATCTAGTGGATTGTAATAAGGAATTGCCGCTGGTTCAGAACTCCATTTTAAAATTTTTTCGTTGTTGTCACAATATTTGCAAAATCTGAATTCCCAGCTTGATCTACAAATAATGTTGTGAATATCCCCAACATATTTTTCTGGATTAACGGGTACATACAAACCAGATTTGTAGTCACCGTTGGGTTTTATTTTCTTGATGTCAGTCATTTAAATATTATAGGAATTGTCTTCTCCTGTAATATAAGAAAATGGAATGGTTTTGGGTGATTTTGGGGGATGTATTTTTTTCCAGCCCTTTGCAAATCCGTTTTTAGCTATTTGTGTATAATATGCAAATGGATTATTTGATTTAGTAGGGTCGAATCTGTTCCAATATTTACAAAGATCCTCCATGGCAAAAGCCATACAATCAGCTTTGTCGTCTGGATCTTTGTAAGCCATTTTCTTGGAAATTCCAGCAATCATTAAATTGAACATTTCAATGGCCTCTACAGTCAGCTGTCCATTTTTTTTAGATTCTAAAATAGCATCCATTAAACTGGAGTTGGTAACGTAAACTTTCGTCATTAAATGTTAAAAAATTGCTAACTTAGAATCTTAGTTTTAACCTCGGGGTTAGTTTCATTTAAAACTTATTTTCCTCTGGTGAATCATCAGAAAGTTTGTTGTCTTCAGATTTTCCAGTCGGAGCAAAACTCATTCCTTTTTTGTAGTCATCTACAAAAGGTTTTGGTTTTTTATCCTGATCCGGATCAGATGGTGCAAAAGCCCAAACCCTGCTAAGGATTTTTTTTAGTTTTTTTTTGACTCTTCGCTTTCGTCGATATTGTAACCCATTTCACTGTTTGACTTATAATCAAGTTTACCGTCTGCTCCTTTAGAGGGTGCAACCGAAAAATTAGGATCTGTTTTTTGTACCTGCGGACTGTGTGATTTACCTTTGATGGTTTTTACTCCATACCCGGCATCTCCCTCAGCCTTACCCGGGGCAACAGCAAAATTTTGATTTATTTTTCCTAGTCCAGTTTTTTCATCAACATTGTAACCCATTTCATCGTCTACTTTGTAATGGGGTTGTTTTCCCTTTTCATTTCCGGGGGCAGAAGCAAAATTCGGATCTGTCTTCATGACTTGTGGATTTTTTGCTTTGTATCTAATTCCTTTTACATCATAATCTGCATCTCCTTCTTCGGATCCGGGGGTTTCTGCCAATCTCATGAGTTTAACATCAGATTTGCTAAATGTTGTATCTTCGGACAAATTATAACCTGCACCTTTATTTGCCTTATATTTGGTGTGTTTTTCATTTCCTTCTGGAGCTTCTTCTAAATTAGCATCCTTCAAATTTTCGAAATCTTTTTGACCAGACTTATCGTTATCCTTTCCCTTGGGAGCAGTTTCGGTATTTTTTCTCATCGTGTTTGCTGGTGTTGAATCTTTCTTTTCTTTCGAAGATTTTCCAGGGGCAATTGCCATTTGCTGCGAAGCTTCTTTTAATTCCTCTTGTGATTCTGAATCTGCTTCGTTCTCATCCCCTGCTCTGGATAAAGCATCATCTAAATTTTCAATCTCATCGATTTTAAAATCCCCGGTTCTGCCGTTATCCATCAAAACAGTGTAGGACCCAGAGGTGCTGTCAATAGAAATAATTTTTCCCGTATTACCGTTCTCTAAAACTTTAACATATTCTCCCACATTGAATTTATCATCCTCGAAAACTTCCTCGAAAGCAAGAGCTTGGTTTTCAATTTTATCCAGTTCGCTGTTAACAGCAGACCATTTTTTGCGCAACGAAGAAAGTTCTTTTTCTAACAAATTTTGTGCTCTTTGAAGTTCGTCCGAATTAGCAAACAAAGGATTTAAACCCATTTGAGATTCAACTTTTCGAAGCTGTCCTTCTAAAACTGTGATATTTTCCATCAGTTTTTTTCTATCATTAATCATAATAGATTTGATTCTAGATTCTCCCTCTAAGAATTCTGTTAAACCTTCTGAAATGTCATACTTTAGGAATTCCTTAACCATATTAGTTGCCTGTGTTCCGTTAACTTCGAATACGGAATTATCTGACATTGACTCGTTGATTCGATTTAGGAAAATTTTGTTTTCCCACTTGATCAAATTAACAGAAGCACCTTCGTAAACTTTAGATTCGATTCTCTTTGCAAAATCAAGTTCTACGATAGAAAAGAAGTTTTCATACAAATTCAGAATGTCATAAACAATTTTATTTTCATTCATTCCCAGTGATCCAGAAATTTCTAATCCGATTGCTTTTGAAAGATTGATTTTATCTTGAAATCTCATCGATTTTCCATTGAAAAGAACCGATACGCCTTCCCCTTCTTCGACCAATGAGAATTTATTTTTACCTACAAAAACATTTAAACCATGCTCATCAGCTTTCACATAAGGAGCATAAAAAGATTCCAAAATAGAAAGATAATTTTTAGGCAAAACAGCAACTTGGCCACGATTCAACCTCTTCAATCCTTGATTAGATCCTTCGAAAACATTTGACCCTATAGTAAATATTGTTTTACCTCCTTCAACGAGAACAGGTGAGAAAACTCTTCTCACCGAAGAATTACCAGAATGAATTGGAATATTTAATTTGGACGAATCGCTCTCCATCAGAGAAAGATTATTCAATAAATTTCTCACGATTGGATTAAATTGCCATCTTGAAATTTCCTTCGACAAAAGAGAAATTGATTTATTTTCGGAAACCAACCAATTGTTCAAGGATTCAGTTACTGGCGAGTAAAAGTCGGATCCGGCATTGCTAGAAATTGCATACAATGCTTTTGAAACTTCAATTTCGGGTCTAAGATCATTTAAAAGGTCTTCTATAGATTCGGTAATTTCCTGAACTCTTTCATCCCAATCGAAATTCTTCATTTCTTGTAGAAATCCTTCTGCAACAAGAAATTCTGGCATGTTTTTGGTTTTGAGCAAATGATAATATTTTTCGCAAATAATTTTGATAGAAGGATGCTCGAAAATGCCAGAATTACGAATAATATTAATACCTTCTAAAACACCTAGATTGTGTACTTCTTCGGATTTCATGAAAGCTTCTACCCCTTTGTCGTGTGAAGAAAGAGCGGCTAAATTTTCGTTCAAACTAGAATAGTCTACTTTAGACGTTTGCGACTTTTCGCTTTCAACATAGCTTCCTGAGTTTTTGGATAATCCGTTTCCAACACCACCCCAAGATTCCATGATTCTACTAGCTGAGTTTCTCGATCTAGCCAATTCTTGTTCTCTTATCAACTGAAAGGGATCTTGTGCTGGTGTATTCACAGTTTCAATATTTTGAATAGATTCCATAATCAGATCGGTGTTGATATTAGAATCCCCCCTTTCTATCTTTTGAATGTTTGATTCGCAGATAGCTTTTACCTCAGGAGAGGTTGTTGTATTTCTTAGTGTTTTGAGTTTATTCAGTAAATCCATTTTGTTTTGAATTTTTTTACGTTCTATATATCATTCAGAAATTTCGTTTTCCGAATTTTTTTATTTAGCAACAAGAACTTGTAGCTTAACATCAAAGTCGGGGTGGGGATTAGTAAAAGTGATTCCCCCACCAGAATAAAGTAAATCATATTCGCTCAAATTCCATCCAGTTACATCGGAATCGGTAGATCCGAGGGGGTTTCCGCTCAACACCATAAGTTCTCCTAGGTTGTAATTTTTTCCTTGATAGCTCCAATGAATGTATTTTTGAATTTGAGGTGTACCGTTAGTAGGGGTTGGAACGCCGGGAATAATTGGAGTTTGTGAAGCGAATAATATTGGATTTTTAGGAGCTGGATATTGAACTTTGACTGCTATCCATCTCACAAATCCTTCAGTTCCAATATCGGTTTGACTTAGTTTTATTGATTTAGTTCTTTTGAGTGTGATCATCAATCTTGAGTAATCCTCAACATCAAAGAATAAATCTTTGAAATTAAAAAAAGTTGTATAGTTGAAATCTTCCTCCAACACGAATTGGTTTTTGAAGAAAATCCAACCATTGGGAGGAATTGGAGGGCAGAGTATAGGTCTGGTAGCCATTTTAACTTGCGGTTAGAACCGTTAATTTTACATTATACTCGGTTGGATTTGAAAATACAAACCCCCCGGTTGCAGCTCCGGTGTATCCTATCTCTGAACTAACATCATTGCTTGTTTGCCACCCCTTCCAAATTCTACCATTTTTTACCTGCCCGGTCAACATCATAAAATCAGCCATAATGAATCTTGAACCTTTGTATTCCCAGTAAAGCATTCTTTGATCTGGTGTAGCATCTGCATAAAATTGTGCTCTTGCCATAAATAAACCAATTTCACCCAAGGTTGTGTCAAAGTCACCCTGATCTAGATTAACCGATGTATAAGGAGCTATAACAAAAGTCTGCTGTTGATACCCAGAGAAATCTCTCACCGGATAGAAAAAATCAACCAGATCCAACTTTTGTTCTGTAACGTCTTGCCACGCAACATTCATAGATGTATTATAGAACCTGATTTTTTTAGGGTCATTGAAATTCGAAAAAGTCAAATTAACTCTTTCTAAACCACCAGGATTTAAAGCAATCAAAGTGTACCTAGTATCGAAATTAGCCGATGGTCCTGGGTCCAATCCTATCTGTGAAGACCCTTCACCAAAATATGTTCCACCCGTTATCGCAGGAGAACTTCCTCCATAAATATCAAGATCCCCGCCGGTTATTGAATTATTCCCATTGGACATTTTTATAATGTGGTCGGATCGACCCAAGGTTTCTTTGGAGGATCACTTATTTTTGGTCTATTGGAATTTGTATAAAGAATTTGCTGGTTTGAAAAATCAATATTGCTTTCTAAATTTTTTTCTTGTTCTGTTTCGGATTTTTCTAATTCCAAAATTTCTTGGTTAGAATTTTCTTCAGAGGATAGATTTTGTATTTCATCAGGGTTAAAGTGTTCATTTTCCGGATTTACTTTATCATCAACAGATTTAACAAGAATTCCTCCACCATCAATAATCACTTCATCTTGATTAGAGTAATCGTGAGTAAATGAAATATTCTGAAAAGTTTTGGTCTCAGGTTGTTCGAATTTTTGATCTTCTTCAATTTTTTCGGTCGGTTTAAGATAATCAACAAGGGATTTTATAAATCCGAGAGCGACCAAGGGTAAAATAGCTCCAGAAATTAGACTTAGAACTCTTTTTTGAAAAATTAACTCTTCCCCTTCTAATCCAAAAAGTTGACTCCATGATTCGAAATTTTCCAAATTAACAAATGCATAATAGGTGTTTCCCATTGATTGCATGAAAGTCAAAACAAAAAATAAGAGCCAAATCAAATTTTTGTTCATCTTTTCCAAAGTTATAATTGAAGCCAAAGAAGCTGCTGCTCCTATCTCAAAGGCGATAGCCAAAAAAATTGCCAACCATTCTGGATTAGACAACTTAAAAAACTCAATTACGTGGATGGTTGAGATCACACTAACCACAACATAAAGAGAAACAAAGGTTGAAATAATAAACCAATGCAACTTTTTACTGTTCATGTTTCAACAATTTTATTTTGGTTTCCAAATCCTTTTTTCCCGGCAATATATGTTCTTTTTGAAATTGCATCATTTGCTGACTTCTATCCTTTTTAGAAATTTCATCATTTAGATAATTATATAATTCTAATTTTGATTCAATCTTAATTTTTTCAAGATTTTCCCGAGAAATGACCAAATTACTTAAACTGTCCCGCTGGCCGGTACAATTCGTTTTTTCTTTGTTTAATTTTCTTATTTCACTGTTCTTTGAACAATTATGAATGAACATGAGAAAAAACATCATCACAAAAACCAAAAACCCGTGTTTAGAGAAAAAAACTTTTATCCTTTCCATAATTTCAATTTTTCTTCAAGTATATATCTTTAAAAACTAAAATCTTTTACTGGATGAAATCACAATCCTAGATTTTTCTAGACTATATCTATACCTTGCTGTGCAGCGGCTAATTCTTTTTCTAAGTTAGCAATAATTTGTGCATCCTGTTTAGAAATTTCTAATCCAATTCCGAAGGGTCTAAGAACAGAAACAAAATTTTCGGCATCTTTCAAACCTTTTCCTGTTTTTTTAGATAGGAAATAATAAATAGCATCCAAAGGGGTTGCCTCAATGAATAAGGTATTTTCTTTTATCTTTTCCTTCTTAAATTTTGTAATCAATTTATTAATTTCGATAATTCCAACCGCTTCTCTTTCTTTCCATTCGGCTTCTTCCAACATGTAATTATAGAAAATCTGAATGTGTTCCGATTTTTCGAATTTGATTGCATACAATTTACTGGAAAATTTTTCTTTTGCTTCCTGTAATCTTTTTTCACATTCTTGTATTCTTTTTTGATCCAATTGGAATGGAACATCTAATCCTTCAAAATCGTTTGAATTAACTGGAAGAACCTGAGTGACAACTTCCGAATTTTTTGTTGAAATCTTTTTTCCCATGATAAAATTTTTTATTGATCTTACATGAGATTCTAAATTTGTTTCAACAATTAGACCTTAAAAACATCGAAATCTTCCCGATTTTGTTGTAAATAAATTTTTAGCCTTTCCCTCAGATCTTTTACTGGGTAAATTTTGGCATCGGATTCCGGTCCAATGTGAACTAAAAAACCTCCATGAGTTTCTATCCCCAGTTCTTCCTCTAAAATCAAACGGTACAAGCTAATTTGAATCGAATACTCGTTGTGTGAATTTTCGTATAAATCAACAAATGGATGAAGAAGTTTTTTGTATCTTCCTTTAGGGTGGTGGTCATCCTTGAACTCTTTGTTGGTTTTCCAGTCACCGATAAGAAACAAAAGCTTGTTTTGTTTCTCGTCCCACATTAAAAAAGGTTGGTCGATAGTTCCAGCCAATTTCCATTTTTTAGAAAAAATTTTTAGCTCTGATTTCAAAGGCTTCAATTTTTTCAATCTTGATTCGTATAAATTCAGAAAAGACTGAACTCTCCGGATATCCTCTTCTTTCTCAGGCATTTCTGGATTATCGCCAGACCAAAAATCTTCGATCCATTTGTGAACACGGGTTCCAAGTGAAGCTGCAGTAACTGCTTTTTGTGTCCAATCATTTTCTATTACAGAAGGATCAACACCTGCTTCTGAAGCTTTTCTTTTGATCCAATAATCACGATCGAAGGGAATTTTGAATCTCCTTAGAAAAGTTGTTACTGAATCGTATGTTATCCCTCGGTAAGAATAGGAGTGGCTGTTTTCTTCAAAAATAAAATATGGATCTTTGAAAAAATCCAATTTTTTTTGATATTCATTTAATACTTCTTCCCAATTTACCACGATATGAATGAATTTACAAATTGCATGATCTGTTCCCAATTCCTAATCACATAACCAAGAGCTACCATTTCTAAACAGAATCTTAGCAACCAAATCCAACTCAATTCCCTATATACAAAATAATAAATAACCAAAAATGAATCACCGCCAGTTTCTTTGATAGGCTGCAACCAAGGAGCAATTATTTCGTGCAAATTAAGGCGGGTTAGGTATTCGTTGATAGGTCTGATTTCTTCGAAAACAAAAGCTGGCCTGGCATCGTCGGGGAAATCTCTGGATTGTGTTACCTCTGGCGGAAGATTTACCACCGTGTAAATTCTACCAAACCAATCTTTTCTCAATCTTAGTTTGCTCCACTGAGGAGAACTCAATGACTCTTTTTTAATAATCGTGAGATAATCTGAATATAATTTCAGGTCCTTGAGAACATCCCATAATCGAAGGGTAACTATGATTCTACCTAAAAAGTCAATCATTTTTTTGAATTTTTTTTCGTCAAGGTCTCGATTTTCTTACGAATTTTTGTTCTGGCCCTTCTTATTCTTGTAGCGATGGACCTTTTCTTAATTCCATACTTGTCAGCTATGTCCTTGTACTTCATACCATAGATCTCTCTATCAATCATGATATCCCTATAAAGTTCCGGGAGATCTCTAATTTCATCTACAACCTGCTCATAAACTTCATCAATATCAGATCCGCCTGATAGGAAACTCCAGATAGGATCTTCTTCCACCGAATAAACCACTGAGTCTGAGTCCATCTTGGTTGAATCCAATTCGATTTCTTCTGTGGTTTTTGTTACGAGCCTTTTTCTACTTTTTTGTAAAAGTAAAGATTCGTTTTTGGCTATATTGTAGCACCAAGTTGAAAAATTTCCCTTCTCCGCATCATATTGATCTATTTTTTGCCAGACCTTGGACATAGAATTTAAAAAAGCATCCTCTGCTAATTCCATGTCGTTGAGGATGGTGAAACAGTGGTTCAAGACCCCCGGTTTTAACCTTTCAAATAAAAATTTAAAAGACATATCGTCTTTACCTTGAATAAAATTTTCTGCTAATACCTGAATGTTTTTCTCCTTTGCCATTTTTTTGTTCCCTAGATTTTTTTTCCCAATTTTACAATTTCTAAACCTGCCTCCAATAAGAAAGACAGGGGCTCAGGTTTTCTGTAGACCTTGCCGAAAACTACTTTTTTGATTCCCGATTGAATGATCAATTTAGAACATTCAAAACAAGGAGAAACGGTTACATACATAGTTGATCCTTCTGAACTTTGTGTGCTCTTGGCAAGTTTGGTGATTGCATTAGCTTCGGCATGTAGCACATAGCTCAAAGTCACAAAATTTTCATCTTCGCACTCATTTGGAAATCCCGTAGGAGATCCATTATAACCATCGGATATAATTGATTTATCTTTTACAATTAGACTACCTACCTTCATTCTTCTGCAATGTGAATTTTGTGCCCAGATTTCAGCCATGGCCAAATATACAGGATCAGTTTTAATATCTTTTGGTTTATAAAAGGTTTCGTCTTTTAAATTTTCAATTTCACTAAAAATAAAAACATTTCTCAGGTTAGGTTTTGCCACCCAGGAAAATTCTTCATATGAGCCCAAATCCTGAAAAAACTCATCCACAGGTATTTCTTTGAATTTAAATTTATTGGTGCTCATAAGGAATTCGGTTTGAAAAGTTCAAATATAGCCAACTTCTTTGACAAATAAAAATTTAACCTGATTTTTCAAATTATATTAGAACTTGGTCTGAATGGCGTGTCATTTGCTATCCTTAAAGGACCCGATAAAGATTTATAAATTCCTGCCAAAAGTCCTTTTATCTCTTTAATGTCTGAAGAGGATAAAGTTTCGCCTTCTTTTGTTCCTTTAGGGGTTTTATTTGTTTTTGTTGGAGCTTGTGGGGGTGTGTTTTCTACTTTATCGGGGGTTGATGTGCTTGGTGATGGTTCAGCTTGTTGGGGTGAAGATGCGGATGGACTTTTTTCGTCTGACTTTTTTAAAGTTGGAGTTTCTTTATTTAGTTTGGATGAATCCAATTTTTCAACTAAGTTTCCCGCTTGTTTGGAAAAATAATCCATCGTTGGGTCCCCACTTTCTGGAGTTTTTTGGGATAAAGATTGTTGGTAATCTTTGATTCCTTTAGTCAAATTTTCCTTGAATTTTGAACCAAATTCTTTTCCCTTGGCCTTTAATGATTCCAAAAGTTTAGGCTTAGTCGGGGAAATTACAGATTCTTGATTTTTCTTATTTTCTTTTTTAGATTTAATTTTTGAATCTGTTTCTGGTTTCATTCCGTCCGTAAGCCCTGGTATTTTTTGCCCTTGTTCTTTCTGTGTAGGTATTTTTTGCCCTTGTTCTTTCTGTGTGAGAGATGATAAAACAGAGATTGGTTGGGTTTCGGTTGGTTCGGGTGCTTCATTATAGGACTCTATAAAATAATCTAGGTCCTCTTGAAGATCTTCTGGATATTTGGTGTAGTAATCTAGATCGGATTTCAAAAGATCTTCTCTTTCTTTTTGAATAGCAGCTTTTGGGACTTTAACACCAAATTTATTTTCTATGAACCCTTCTAGTGTAGGCATTTGGGTAACAATATCCTGCAGAAAATTAGAATTTTTTTCAGACGAAACTTCATTTATTTGGGATTTTGCTGTGTTTATTTCTTTTTGTTTTGTTTTTTTTATGTCTGCCAATCTTTGCTGAGGGGCAACCACAGACAAATCCTGTTTTTCTGGATTAGCTCGTCTTTTTCTGTCTTCCTCCATTTCTTCTAGAGCGGATTTATAAAGTTCATCTTGATTGATAACTTTCTGGTCTTTTTTCAACTTTACAATTTCTGGTCCTGCTTCGCCTACAATAGCCATCCCATCCTTTTCAATTTGTCCTCCGTCTTTTAGTTTGGGTAACTTATCCAAACCTAACTTATCCAAACCTAACTTATCCAAACCTAACTTATCCAAACCTAAATTACCCAAACCTAACTTATCCAAACCTAACTTATCCAAACCTAAATTACCCAAACCTAAAATTTTAGTCAAATCCAAATTTGGAATATTTGGTTTCACTTCTGCTGGCTTCGTCTGATTTTTTGCGATGGATTCTTTCATTTCTTTCAATAAATCAGATACGTTAGATTTAGAACCTACGCCATCGGATTTATTAGAATTTGCTGTCTTCGAATTTTTCTCTGCCTGCTTCCCTAAAGTTTTTTCTAATTCTTTAGAGAAAGATCCAACCATTTTTTCAAACTTTTTTGGATCTTCCTTTTCTTCGGTGGAATTTTGTGACCCAGATTTGTTTTCCTGCTTTAATTCATTGACAAGTTGGTTCGTATTTTTGTTGGTTTCTGCAGAAATTTTATTTTGTTCTTTGAGCTCCCGAGCTAAAGAATCTAAATTGTTGGAAAGAGAAGATAGCTCCTTCAAAATGCTAGCTGTGTCCTGTGCCATAATAAAACTAATTTATATATCTAATTGTTGCAAAATGGAAATCATTTCGAAAAATTAAAAACCTCAGATTGGCCAGAATCCTCCATATTTTCTTTGTTTTGTTTTTCTACAGACTTGTTAATTTTATCCAACCAAATTTGGAACTCGTAATATGGAATTTTTTCTATCCATTCCGGATCTAATTTGTGTTCGTTCCAAAGGCGAAACTTCAAATCAAAGTAGTTCTCCAAAGATATCTGAAATAACGAAAAGAGATCTGATCCCTCCGGGAAAGGAAATTGGGGCGGTGACCTCCTGAGCACCGCACTTAGAACAAGGTAAATTCACCTCCAACTTCGTACCTATCTTAAGTAAGTCTGCTACTTGAAATAAAATAGAAAATTCCTCCTTGGACCAAGAATTTGATGCCTCTTCAAGTTCGGCCAATCGGTTTTCATCTAAACCTCTCCAATCTTCGTAGAGATGCGGTGCTATTTTGATGAAACTTTCGTCTACATCCATCCCCTTTCTAATCCTATTTCGAACATAAGTAGAGATTGCATCTACAACACCTATTGAAGGAACTGTTAATTTGATGGTTCTAGATAACTTTGAAATATTCAGAACGAACTTTCTATCCGATTTGGAATAATAGGACATCAATTTCTCGTCTATAGCATATTTGGATAAAACCCCAGTCCTTAGCTCAACACCATTTTGAAACGGACAATCCCCAGTTACACAATTAGTTTTAGGTTTTAAAACAATCATATTTTCTCCCCGTACAAAGGTTAAATCTCTGATCGTCATAAGGATAAAAAAGCGATCCTCCTGTTTAATTTCTTTGTAGGACACAACTCCGTATTGTGGAAACTTGATTACACAGCATCTTTCGAGAATCAAATTTAATTTGGCATCAATGTCGAGCATATCTGTTTCATCGATGGTTGAAAAGTGTCTTATTTCCTTTACCTCTGCAGGACGTATAGCGATCTGAACTCCTTCCGGGTAAAATAGTCCGCCAGAGGGAAGAAGTGAAGGAGGTAAATTTTTCCAACCCAAATCAGAAGGTCCGAAATCCCTTGGGATGGAATTTTCTGGACTTGTGGTGAGAATAGGCTCAGATTTTATTTGCTCAGCCAATCTCGTCTGAGATGGGCCTTCGGTTTTTTCTTGTGCCTGTTGGAATAAGGCATTGGCTTCTTTCTCTGCCCTTTCCTCTAAAGGATTGATTGGGTTTAGATCGGCTACGCCATCATCAAAAGAAATTCCGCCAAGTTTTTCTTTTTCTTGTAAAATTTTTTCTGGTGATAAATTTTTTGGATCCATATAATTCAAATTAGGTCACACATAAATGTGCTCCTTATATATGTGTGACAGAAAAAAAACTAAAATTATAGGAATTGGTCTTGCCAGTAATCAGATTTCCAGGTAGTATCTAGAATGTATAAAGCATCCCCAGAATCATAACTTAATGCCATTGTGGTCAAAGGTTCGATCAAAAAGCAGTTGTTTAAAGTTAATCTGCGAAAAACATCGCCTTGTTTGTTGTAGATTGAAACAACAATTTGTCCAGTGTAATCTTTTTTCAATCCCATAGCACCAGTCAGAGGATTGTAAATCAGATCTGACCATTGACGCAAGATTTTAAAAATGGTCATTGAATTATTCTCGTTTAAGTTCACCTCAAAAGAAATCGAAAATTGAACATCGGAAGTTGAAGGTTCACCACCTGCATATCTTCTTTCGGCAAATTTATAATACTGAGTTACTGGGGCAGCAGGTTGAATATCAACTGCAAGAGATCCGGTTACGCTTTTGACCTGCTGCGTCATAATAGATTCCCCATTGAATCTCACATTACCTAATGTCACTCCTGCCGGAGGTGTAATCAGAACTTCGAATTGGTTAAGAAAAACTGGTTCGAAGTTGTTGCGAGCCGCTAGAGAATTATTGAAGTGTGGTAAACCTGCCATTTATTTTTTTAATTTTTAAGTAAATAGATCATCCCAATAATCAACCGCCCATGTCATGGTGATTTCATACAAAGTAGTTCCATTCACATAATCCAACTCCATCGGATCAATAGCTTTCATAGGGAAACAGTCTTTGCAGGTAATTCTCCTGAAAACATCTCCGTTTTTGTTGAAAATAGAAATGATAACCGTTCCAGTGTAATCCCTTTTGATCCCCATAGCTCCCGTGAGTGGATTGTAAATCAAATCGGTCCACTGTCTTAGGGTTTTAAACGTGTACATCGAATTATCGTCATTCAAATTAACCGTAAATTTCACGCTCAAATCCAAACTGGTTTTATCTGGTTTACCCCCCGCATAGTTTCTTTTGGCAAACTTGTATTTCTGAAAAATAAAAGATGGGTTTTTATCCACGTCCATTCCTTGTACACTCATAACCTGTTGTAACAAAATTTGACCCCCTAGAACAGCTGCAGGGGGAATTACCGTTACCTCAAATTGATTGAGATAAACTGGTTCGTATTTATTGATCGAATACAATGAATTTTGGTAATGTGGTAAACCGGCCATTAATTGTTTTTCTTTTTTTTATTTATCTTACCTTCTAAAATTCACAAAATATGTTATACAAAGTTGATGAAACCACCAGATGCAATACCACCAGTTTTAGTAACCGTGATTCTATTGATGAATTTCTGAATTCCTCGAGCAGGCTCTATGATGATATCAATAATACCCATATTCATGTCGATAACAGAAGGAGGATTGTTTGATGCGTCCATAATTACTTGATAGGCATAAATACCTCCACCTGCTCTCACTCCATCTAAATAGGTATCGACCAGAGTTTTGATTTCAAGACGGATAGAATCCTCGTTGAAATCGAACAAATAGTTTGATAGTATTTCTTCCACGTCATTCTCCAGACTAATCAATAAATCTCTGACGTGAAGCAACCCAAAGGCGGAATTAACAGTCTGGTAAGCAGTTTGATTACCAAAGATAACTACACCAAAACCTCTTTTCTTAATAATAGGATTCAATCCAAAGGGTTCTAGCCATCCGCGATCTTCGTTGGTGAAATCATATTCAACTCCGACGATATTACCTCCGGAAATCGTACCTCTTTTTTGACCTGCTATGATGTTGTAGGGTTCTCCGTTTGCGAATTTTCTTACGAAATTGTTAGAGACATAAGCAGCTGGTGGAACATTCGCGTTTCTGTTATTTTCCCTAACAGTAATATAAGGAGTGAAATAACCAGCAAAAGAAGCTCCCAAATCTTGGGTAGGAAGGCTGAATGTGTAAGCTGGATTCAAAGATAAATTTCCACCCTCTGCAATGTATTGTGCTTCTAGGGGAGGGAACGGATCTACAGCTGTTGGAGCATTAGTAAATCTTGGATCCGTGCTGGCTCTAAACTGAGCCATAGAAGGAGCATTGATAAATGCCAAAGCCTTCTGTCTCATCATAGCAAGCTTTGAAAGTTGGTATTTAGAATTCGGTTGAATCGTTCCGCTGAAAGTATCTACGATATAACGGAATGAAATAACGTCCTTAGTAGCCAAGGTTGCAGCCAAATTTGTGTCATACAAAACGTTTAAAATTTCATCCACTCTCAAATCTGTTCCATTAGGTCTTTGAGCATCTCTCATTGTGTAACCACCCAAATAAATGAAATCGAATGATCTGGTGAATTGGGGAATTGATTTAAACTTTTGAACTTGAATTGGGGATCCAGAATAAAAGAAAATAGGCCTAGCGCAAACAACTCTAACAACTCCAGAAGTAGTGGTTCGTGCCACTGCGGTTACTTTAGTCAATCTAGATTGTCTGTTGGCTCCTACGGTTTCACACAATTCTAGGTCAGTGGAAACTAAATAATCTCCCACGGAAATTATTTTATTGTTAATCTGATCAGGAACGAACGTAAAACTGTTTGGACCAGTTGTGCCCAATACATCTAAGAATTGGTTGATAGATGCAACACTCGAAACAATGTCCGTCTGGTTTGACCCAACGGGGAATCCGATATTATCAGAGGCATAAACATCTCCAAAAGGTGGATAGGCAACCAGATCAGATGGGCTTTGTCTAGCAATATTATTAAAAGCTCTGACAAAAGAAACATTAAATTGGTCTCTGTCGACCGTATTCTGTGTGTCCAGATATAAAATGTCTGTTCCGTCTTCGTCCAGCCAAACTGTGTCCCCGTCTTCTATTTCTCGGTATAAAATATTTTGATATAATCTGGTAGAAATTTGACCAGTTAGAGCATTAGAACTAGCTGTCCCACCTGTTATTGAAGCAACATTAACAATGTCTAAATAATCGGAAGCACCGAATTGTTGATAATATCCAGCAACTACACTAGAAGTACTTTCGGTAAATGAAGTTGGTCTTACTTCAATTCCCTGTGAAGCATAAACTGGTGAATCCAAAGGATGAGTAAATGTAATGGTCAAATTTCCGGCAATTTCTCTAACACCGGAGATTTTTAGTTTTACTAAATCACCGGTTGTAAATTGATTTATGATATTTCCCGAAGCTCCCGCTGGAATTGTAACTGTTCCAACAATGAATGGGCTGTATGAAGAAGTGGGGGTAACAAAATCCTTCAGCCTCAATTTTTCTGCAGAGGTAAGAGAAGGTTCAGTTAAGATATCTGCAGAAGCCGCTGCTCCCGTACCACCTCCACCCCCCGAGATGGATACTGATGGGTTGGACGTATATCCAGATCCACCATCTATTAAAACAATGCTAGATACAGCACCCGAGGTTAAGACCGCAGTGGCAGCAGCACCAGTTCCAGACCCGGAGAAAGATACCGTTGGTGCACTTATGTAACCAGAACCGCCGTTGGTAATATAAACATTTACAACTGCACCCCCAGTAACACCAGAATTGGTACGGAGATAATGAAGACCACCAAATGTTAAACTTGGGTTATAGGGTTCCAATGCGGATGCGGGAACTCCAGCAGTGGGTCCGGTCGGACCGCCTAGATTGAACAAAGTTCCAACATTTAATTGGTTATAATCAACACCCGCTGTTCCTCCCGTTACCCCCGATGCTCCAGTTATTCCGATCGAATTTTGCGTATAAAGATAATCCTGAATCAACTGTTGATCGTAACTTAAAAAATTCAAAGTAGGATCTTGAAGGTCTCTATCTGAAGTGAGCTCATCGATCAAAAAGTTACCGACCAAATCTACTTTGAATCTATTCTGGCATAGATATTCCAATCCTTCTGCATCTACTGCACAAAATAGTCCAGAGGAAGGAGTGTTGTTGTTAACCAGAGTTTCAATGAATTGATTGTTACCGTTTAGATCGACAAAATCAACAATCAAACACCCAGTTATTTGGGTGACGATGTTCACGTTTTGTTGGCTCAGAAAATTATTGATTTGACTTTTTATGAATCCATTTGGGGTGAAGAAAGCAGACCATTCTGGATCTTTAGATAGAGCCTGGTAATCCGTCCAATCCCCCGAAACCGCAATAATATCAATAAACCAATCGGAAATGTAGTCATATGGGTGTACATAACTGGGTACATTATTTGCACCATACCAATCAATCGCGAATACGTCGTATCCCTGAAGAGGGGGTGTAGCATCAGTGGATTTTCTAACAATGACAGACATAGACTGTTGTCCTAAATTCACCAAATTGAAAATTCTTCCCTGATCCACCACAGACATTGTGGCGAGAAAATAATCGACATCGGCAAACCAAAATCTTTCTTTGTTGTAAAAAGACGAGTACAAACGGGAAGTTAGAACTCCATTGGGCTCATCGGTAGCAACAGAGAAACCAAAATAGTCTACTTTGTCTGCAGTTGGTGAATCAACATCGTTGTTGAGTCGAAGCAAATTCAAGGCAAAAACTGGTCCTGTTGAAAGACAGGTTAAAATTGATCTCTGAAAATACGATCCCTGTGATTCTAGATTTTTATCAATGTCACCAAAAATTGCAACTGCAGTTGTGACGTCTGGGATATAAACCGGAGCATTGAAAGGACCCTTATTCGAAAAACCAACCACCAGACGAATTGTTTGGGAGGTTAGAATGATGTTTTCAGAGGCATCAAATTCCAACGTATAAACGCCGGAAGCTTTGAATTGTGATAAATCGAGTTTGATTTTCTTAGCCATTATCGTTTTAAAGATATTTTTTCCTAGTATATATCAAAATGAATTACCACAAATGAGGATATTACTAGGGTTCCATCCTATATATCTTTAATCAATTATGACATTAGCTTGCTAAATGAATCATAGAAGCTTCCTTCTTTAGTTTTTCCGTCGGTTTCCTTGTCATTTAATTTGGTTTCAATCAATTTTCTATAGTCCTCGTCCATTCGATCGTAGAGATCCCCAATCAAATCGTAGAAAGCTGTTGTTTCAAAAAGTGCAGACAAATTCACCAAAGTCATGGCGACATCGTCGTGTCCAGATTGTGATGAATATGTTCCGCTATTGTTTAATCCAAAAGAAAAAATTTCTGGAATTGTCCATGCTTTTTCGTTGATAATGACTCTGTTTTGTCTGAACGATGCCCTCAACATTTCACAGTACTTCATTTTGTTTTTTTCGTTGTACTTGATGCCAGGTTTTGCAGTTCGTGCAGACTCCGTGTGTTTGGTGTGTAAAAACATATCCAGAGAAATCTCATCGTTGGAAATCAATTTGTCTAATAGGAGCTCCCCTCTAAAATTCATTTCGAGTAAAACAGTCAATCTTTCTTTATTGAATATATTTAAAATCAAGGCCTCAATCATTTTTTTAATATCTTCAATTTGAATACCATTGTCTCTGAAAACCCCAACCTGGAGTAAACTAAAAAAATCACCTTCGTCCTTGAAATCATCTATGCTTTCAATTAATTTTTTGGGTAAAGGAACAACTCTAAAAATATTGATAACCGTAAAATCTCCTCTGCCCCCTCCTGCAAGATCGACAGATAAAACAAAATTTTTATCATCTAAAGATGCCGAATCTAAAGAAAATTTTGGATGCCATCTAAAATTTTCATAGAAAATTCCTAGATCACTTAGAACATCTATTTCTCTCCACTCATATTCAGATTCATTTGATTTTATTTTCTTCAGCTCATTCGATCCGAGCAACAAGGAGGTTGAACTTAGAAATTGGTTTCCGTATTCCTGATTGAAAAGCTCTTCGCTGCCAAGATTGGCGATTTCCTGTTTTTTCCATTCTTCGTCTCTACCTGGAACTTGCCACCAATCAACTCGAACAGGATTGAATGAATTTTCTCCTGTCAGTGCTCCTTGATAAATGTCATAAAATTTATTCATTCCATTTGGGGTAGAAGTAATGATAATCCTCGAGACCTTAGATGATGAAACAGTGGGATAAGAAGAGCGGAAGAAAGACTCAATAAAATTCGGATGAATGTGTGCAAACTCATCCATGTACAAAAAGTGAATTGTAAAACCAATCGCGGTTGTTTTCGTTGTGGTTTTGGCTATAGCCCTACATCCGTTATCGAATTTCATGGACATAACGTTGTTCACAATCATACCTGGCTTCAAAAACCAAGGCAAACCTTTCACAATAGCCTTGATTTTATCCATGAGTTCTTCGGCAGTTGATCCAACGTTAGCCAAAATCATTGCGTTTTTATCGTGATTGAAAAGCAAATACCACACCAAAATAATTGATGAAGTGATGGATTTTCCAACTTGACGGGGTGCAAGAAAAATATTAAAACGATTATTTTGATATTCTCTCAATACAGATTCTTGGTAATCTCGTAATGTGATGTATTGGAGACCATCATCGGTCATAACCTGACAGTACTGGGCAAAGTGTACCACATCTAAGGCACATTTTTGCATTTCTTGTAATTCCTCTGGTGTATACTCCCAAAGCAAATTTGATCTTTTTAAAGAAGGGTCACCTTCGTGAAATGGATTATCAACAGATTTGTAATCTAAACCTTCATCCTCAACCTTCCTCATAAGGTCGTCTACCCTTTTGGTAGACCAATAATTGGAATCTAGGGGGTCATCTTCATGTTTGCTCATTGGAATAAATCATCGTCGATTTCGAAAGTTCCTTCGCTTTCGGGACTTATATTTTTAGAGGCATCTTGACTTGCTTTTTGTCTGGCATTAACCACCGCATTTTCATTCACTTCTTCGACTTTCACATCCTGAATTTCAGCACCCAAAATGTCTCTGAGTCCTTCCATTAGACTTTTAGTTCCTCTAACCTTCAATGCAGAGTTTATTCCTTGGGCAGGTGGAGGGGGACTGGGAGAAAAAGAAGTATCCGAACCTTGATTTTGTTGCATGGGAACATAACCCGATGAAGCTTTCATCTCCAATTCTTTTCTTATATTCTTGTAGCTGGCTTCCGTCTTTTCGAGATAGGTCTGGTGATCCTTGGACATTTGCATAATTTGTCCCTGTAATTGTGCAAGAACCTCGAACATTCGAGCAGAAGCACTTCCTAAATCAATTTCTTCTACCAATTTTGTGATGGCGTGTTGTGCAGTTTTTATTTGAAGCATCATCGATCCAACGTTCATGGCATCTATTTTCTTCTTGTATTCAAGGAATTCTGATTCATCAATTAGATTTTGATCCACATAAAATTTAACCAATGACTCTAGCAGATCCCTAGAGTCTGTACCGGTAGACTGGATTTGAACCTGAAAATCCATAACCTCTGTAGTTTTCATACGGGGAAGGTTGTCTACAGTCAACGATTCAATTTCCAAATTTTCTTCCATTAGAATGGAATCTAAATTTGCCTTGATTCTCTCCTGGACAACCTTCTCTGGCTTTGGTTTACGTCTTGGCATAACTCATTTTTTTAACCCTTTCTGGGAATTTTAGGAATTGCCAAAGTTGGTTTGGCGTTGTCGATTATGTGAGCCAGTTGTGCATCCCTCACGATGTTTTGGTTCAACACAATCGATTGTTTGTTTATATCTATCATCGATTTGAAAATTCGAATATTGGAAAGCAAAACGGGCGAAGTATATATCCTATAGGCATTGTTGTCTGTTCCATATAGGGGGTTGGCTGGATTAGTAACAATATCTTTAGGTAAGTCGAAAGTATATGTTTGGGACAAAGTTCTAAAATCTTCATGGACCGGGATTAGATTAGAAGATTGTTCCTGTGGGTTATTCACATCGTAACTCATCTTCCACATATTGACACCCATCTGGTGATATTTATTAGAAATATTTACAACCAATCCATACCATTCCCCTATTTCTGGTATGAATTGTAGCTTCGAATTGAAAACAAAATCATTCAAATTTATTTGAATGCTGCCCTCCTGAAGAAAATTCGTGTTGTTGTATTCTTGTGAACCAGAATAAATTAAATCTACTCTAAGACCTTGTGGTCCATCATTTGGGTCCAAATAATCTCCTGCAATCAAATTTCTAGCCTGTGCTTTTTGCATCTTAAGGGTAGGGGTATCTAATGAAAAAGGTAAATTAGGATTGACGACGGAAAATTTGAATTGGTCAATCACAGAAGCCACCTGAAATCCACCGGAGTGATTTAAATCTGATTTTATTGCAACATATCCATCTGGATTTTCAGCATAGCCAAGCCACGGAGAAAGTCCATGTTTATAAGGAGTAGTGTTGTAAACAATTCTTGTTGGGGTTACCGTTTCCTGAGCCATCGGGACAGGGGGATAAGGTTTTTTAGTTAGAGAATTTTCGTTTACATAATTTTTAATTGAAAACCAGCATGTAAAAGCTATTTCTCCATCAGAATCTAATTTAGGGGTAGTTAAATATCTCACCCCATTTCTATATTTATTCGGTTCAAATACAAATTCTGGATTAGATTGGAAAGCATCATATAAATCATAATAATTGTTAAACACAATAGTCCAGTTGTTGTTCAAATCGTAACTTACAATGGGAAGTTTTTCGTACACGTACGATCGGGTGGGGTCGTTCCCTCGGTCGATCGTGGTCGTTTCGTATTGCTGGGGTTTGGTGATTAATTCCTCCTGAGCCTCGGTTTCCGCACCAAACAATTTTTGAGAATTTAAAGCTATTCCGTCTAGTTCTTCTTTGTAGGCAGGATCTCTGAAGTAAGTGTTAGATTTCGGATTATATTTTTTCAATTCAATTTTGAAATAAATCGGGGAATACATGAAGTCTCTGAACAAATAGGTAGAATTGATTTCATAAATTCTATTGGTGAGAGGAAAATAAAGGATATCCCTTTTACGGGGTTGTGAACCACGACCAAAAAGACTTTCAAAATATACCTTGTCAATGTGTATTTCGAATGGCTCTTCGAAAGAAATGCCAAACGGGTCATAGTTGGGTTTATTGTCAGGAAATTGGTTTTGCGGAACCAGCACTTTAACGCATCTTTCTTCCACCACGTCATACAAAGTCCATTCTTTGAGTACCACGTCTTTTGATCTGGACTGAGGTTGAACAGAATAGTAATTGGTTTCAAATCCAAACATTTTGTTGACAATCAAACTTAGATCCTTGTAAAGATTGATTGCCTTATTGATGTTATAAGGATTGAATGTGAAAGGTCCACACTCGTTAAATACCACAGGGCGATTTGATTGTTCAGGAGAACATTGAGGAACTGGGTTTCTAATAACTAAATTATCAGGGCCAGTCGGCACATTAGCATCATAAGTTAAATTCAAATCGAAATTAACAATGACTACATTTGGACTGATTGGTTCTTCTGATTGATAGGCTATACTCCCGTCCGGATTTACGACAACGGACGTGAATCTAAACTCGGGGTAAAATGGCTTGCTTGGATCCAATTGTATCGTAAACACTTCTGCTCCTTCACCTGACTCATAAGAATTTTGTAATCCCGTTGTTGCAAACCCCATATTTACCCAAAGAGACCAAGTTTCACCATCGACGGAATATCTAAAATCAATTGCAATACCATTGGAGACATTTGCGTTCGATACGGAATTTAAATTCACACTATATCCCTCTAAAGATGAAGCTGAATCAATAATCCATCCATTGAAAGAACTAACATAATAAAAAGGTTGATCATAACTTAGAACTCTGTAGTTTCCTATATAGGTAAAATTCAGGGCAGAGTCTAACTGGGTCAACCTTTCAATTAGCCATTCCTGCGATTGACAAGGAGCATAATAATACGTTCCGTTTGAAGCCAAAACCGTATGATAACCATTGCAACCTATTTGAATTGCTCTGGCCAAAGCAGCACCGGTTGTTCCGTAAAGATTATCCGTGCTTGTCTCTTGAACCTTGGCAGTATTAGGTAAATCGTCCTGATATCTATATCTAGGATCCGATAAATTTCTCTGTTGACCATTCCCATTATATACGGGAAGTCCAGTAAAGATAGCTTTGTTAGGGGGAATGGCTGACATGTAAGGCGATTACTTCGAAAAGGAGGGCTTTTCTTGTATATATCACCAAATATCTAACAGAGGTTACAATTTCTGTTCGGACATTAAATTTTGGATTTTTGAAATTACCATATCGGGGGTGATTTGTGTTGTACACTCAAACATTCTTTCTGTGTTCTTGAGTCTAGGACACCAATTCCAATCTCCACGATCGAATTTGTGTCTAACGTCGTTGAAACACCCATGGCACACATCGAAATTAATTACTCTATAATTCAAATGAGAAAATTCACAATGGGGAGAAGAAAATCCAGAAATCATTACCACTGGTTTTCTCAAAGCCCAAGCCAGCCAAGATAAACCGGATCCAATACCGACGAAAAAATCTGCATGATATAAATCTATCATTCGGTCGGTCATGTCTATAGTTCCGGTTTTATCAACAACTCCATCCAAAGTATTTTGTTGGCTGTGAATCACCACCACTTCATATCCAATTGATTCGAGATGATCAACCAAAGTTTGCCAACCTCCTGGATAGTGCCAATGTTTTGCATTTGCCGTGGACTCGGTGGCAATACAAACATATTTTCCTTCAAACCTCGATTTAGTTGTCTCCAGCCATCCCGGAATTTGAGAAGGTAAAATATCCGAATTTACTTCGACACCAATTAAGTCACCTGCAACTTGTTGCAAAGAAATTGATCTCGGATCACGCCGGTGTATGTTCCTATCGTCTTCTTCATACCATCCTACCCCAAACACCACATTGGCAGCTGGATCCCTAAATCCAGGGGGTGAAAATTTAATTTGGGGGAAAAAGTGTGACATAATTTCATTCCAAAATGTTGTAACGATTAATTGTGCCTTGTATTTTTTTCTTAGTTGATCAATCACAGGTAACCATGCAATTGTGTCTCCTAATGAAGAAGAATCTATTGATATCAAAATTTTTCCCCCAAACAAAGTAGACTCGAAATCTAAAGACCAAACCTTATTTTCACGATCATAACCTTCCACTAACCAGGGGGTAAACCATCTTCGAAAAAGGGAGGTAAAATGACCAGGCTTCAAAGTACTTTCGTGGACACACTCCGAAGTGGTTGGATCAATGAATTTTATATTTCTTTCACTCTTTGGATCATTTCCCTTCAAATCTATTTTTGGAGAATAATCATAAGAAAATTGAAATTGGATTTGTTCAGGAACGTGTACGTTTTTATTTTTGTTGATATTTCTGTAAATTTCTATCCCACTTTTTTTCATGATGGTAAATTCAAAATTTTTCGAATTAGTTCAACATTGTATTCATGATCAGTCACAGGCTCTTGGTTTGAATAAAAATGAACTAAGGGGGTTTCGTCGTAGTCGTCCATGTAAGAAGGCAATCTCCTCATTAGTATGGGTAAATTCCAAGAAAGAGATTCCTTTATAACAATCGGGTTCAATTCCCAAATCGAGGAGAAAACAAACAAATCGGATGCTTCATAAAATAGGTCAGTATCGTGTCTTTCCCCCCAAATTCTGCAATTTCTTGGAACATTCTTCATCAGAGGCTCCCAATATTCTTGAAAGTTACCCGCCAAATTACCAATGAAATGAAATTCTATTTGTTCATTTTCTAGTAGTCTGGCGTATTCCATGAGTTCCCCTTGATTTTTACCTGGGGTGAAAAGACCGATGTTAATAACATGTTTTTTGTTTGGGTCTAAACCAAGTTGTTCCCTGGCACTTTCTTTTCCAATCCCGATAAAATCTTCTATGGGATATTCCAAGATATCCAATTCGAAACCAGAACTTTTAAAAACTTCGGTCATCCATTTATTTACCATCACCAATTTATCAGGAGCCCAGAATTTGTCCAAAATTTTAACATTTGAAGAGTGACACGTTTCAAAAATAAACCAAGGTCTGTCTGGGGAGAATATTTTTCGACAAATATCATCACCAACGAAGAATTCCACAAAGTCTTGGAAGTGGATGACGTCTGGGCAAACCCTTTCCACAATTTCTAGAAATTCACTTTTGTCTTCTGTGTCTATTCTAAAATAATTTTCCCCCAATAAATTTTGTATTCTTTGTCTTTGAACTACAAATTCGTCCGATAGGTTATTGTATTCTACACAATAGATTTCTCCTTCTGGCAAAAGTTTCTCGATGCACTTATAAAGATACTGAGGCATCCCCCCAGTTGAAAGGTGCGGAGCAACAAAAAGAATTCTGGGTTTATTTCCAGATTCTTCGAGGATAGAATTTTCAACAGAACTTAAAATTCTATGAAGGTGATATTTTGTTCTTCGCAGGGTATCAGTTGGGCTTTTCATCTTGGTTTTGGGAATAAATTCCGGTGTTGAAATCCAATTGCCCTTCACCGTATTTAGATACAATATTGTTCACCAATTCTTGTTCTCTTTTTTTGATATCCGACGTTTCTCCATATAAAGACTGAAGTTGTTCTTCAACAAATCTGATTTCCTCGGTCAGAAAATGATGTTGGATGTTCATGCGACCTATTTTGTCAACGTTTTCACGAGCCTCGTTTCTTAGAGATTGAACCTTTTCTAGTTCTTCTGAACTTAATTTAATTTGATTTTCCATAGCAAATTCTTTTATTTTGAAATTGGGTAATTATTTCATCCCTCTTTTGAAATTTTTATTTTTCAAATTCATAAAAGTTCAAATGGAAGAATGAAAAAAAGAATTTTAAGTTTAATTCCAGATAGATTGGAAAAACCTATGGGAGGATTAGGCTATCAATATTTAGCCTTACACGATGAATTGAGTTCCGAATTTGAATTACACACCATTTGCTTTCCCCATCTTTCTTCTGGTTTTGAATTTCCAAATACCAAACAAATTTTTCCGAGTTTTGTTCCAACAAACGGTGGAAATATAAACCCTTTGGTTTTCAATTTGGCACATCAAATTAATTTCTTTGTCACATCATTGGGTATGCCAAAACCAGATTTGGTGCACGCGTACGACTGGCCGGTATACATGCCCGGTGGACATTTGTCTAATCACTTCAATGTTCCTTTGGTGTGCTCTTTAAATTTGGCAATAAGAGGGCAGATCCATAGGAATTTGAATATTGCCCTTGATCCAACAACAAAAGACGGGAAAACAATTCAAGAAACTTTATTGGAAATGGAAACTGGATTTTTGAGATGGTCCGATCGAATTATCACCATATCTAAATTTTATCTCGATATATTTCCAGAATTTTCGTCCAAGATGTCCTTGGTCCCAAATGGAATTGACCTTAAAAAATGGAAATCAAACAACCCAAATCCCAAAAAGAAAAAAAATAAAATTGTTTATATCGGACGGTTTTGCGAGATGAAGGGAGTGGATAAATTATTGGAAGCCAATATCCCAGACGGCATTGAACTTTGGATCATTGGTTCTCCCGATGGGGGAGATTTATTGTGCAATAAACTTTTGGATCAAAAACTTCAGGAGGGAAAAAAGAACATGTTTTATTTGGGTCCAAAACACGGTTCAGAAAAAATTCATGTCTTGAACGATGCCGATGGAGTTATTATGCCATCTGTTCACGAACCATTTGGACTGGTTGCCTTGGAGGCGATGGCCTCTAATTGCGTTTTACTTTCTTCCAGAAGAGACGGGTTATCAGATTTCGTTAATTCAGAAAATTCTATTTTTGTTGATCCCACGGTAGAAGGGATCGAACAAGGATTTTTAGAATTCTTGAATTTGTCGGAAGAAAGAAAAGATTATTTCAGAGAGCAGGGAAGAAAAACATGCCAGAAATATACATGGTTTTCGGCTGGAGAAAAAATGGCAGAAGTTTACCGTGAACTCCTGAATTAAAATTGATGTCTTTAATTTCTAGGAGTGAGAATTCCTGTTTCTATATCCAAATTAACGTTTCCGTACTTGTAATCCATCATTCCCATGAAGTTCTTTTCCTCGATTTTGAATTTCATGAATTTATCCTCTAAATCTTTTTTTCTTTGAGATAGAACCAACATCTCCAATTCCAAAGATCCAAACTCAATTATAAATTTTTCACCGGTGGATTTCAAATCCTGAATTTTATTTAATTCTTCGGAGGTAATTGTTTGCTGTGTGGAATCTGTTGTATTCATACCCTGCTGAAAGTAGAAGTGGAGTTGATAGAATTTGAAGATTGTAGTTCCGTTATAAGAAAAGTTTCCAATCCGTTTATCAACCGATCATAAGGATCAGAAATATTGACGTCGAAAGTTAATGTCTCTCTGTTTAAATCGGGGTAAACCACTGTATCCCTACAAATTCCATCAGATGAGGTAACAAAAAGATCCACCATTAAATCTCCTTTATAAGAAAGATGTGCATTTATTTTCAACAAAGGAGACTCGTGAATGAGAAGCGATGTTGGACTTTTAAAAAGTCCTGTAACTTGAATTGCCATATTTTTATATTTTTTTATATTATGTTTTTCTTTTCTCTCGAATTCCAATAATCTTCACCCCCGTAATAAATACATATCTCTTTTCCTATTTCTATATCTTCCAAAGCAAAGAAATTGAAAGCTTTATATTCGGGATGGTCTATCCAATCAGCATTTGGTGAATTGGAATGATTATAAATACATCCATATCCAAGTGGAATAACATACTCGGAGAGTGTTCTTTTTGGATAAAGATATCTATAATCAGTGAGAAGATCACCTTCTTTTGGTATTTTTAATAGATAGCAAGTTTCAATTATTTCTCCCTTTGAAATTTTTTGAGTTGCAAAAACTCCCATTCCCTTTCCTTCTGATATCTTAATTTCTATTTTTGTTGGTACATTTATTTGTGGAGGAGGTTCTGATCTTAATTGTGAAATTTTTTCTTTTGACACAAAGACATTTTCAGGCAATGTGTAATTTTCACCTAGGTGGTGATATCCCTTTATTTTCTTTTTAAAATCTTCTAAGTCAACTGTTATAACCATAGCTCCGCTATTTTTGATTTTTTGAATTATTTGAGGATCAGTTATCATAAATTAACCTGGCCTGTAACAAGGGATTAAAACTACAGCACCACCTTTACCAGCTGAATCAAGTATAACTTCCATCCAAACATCTGGTTCTTTGAGATACATTTCAGCGCTACCATCACTACCTATAGCATATTCTGGCGGAACTACCTGATTTACGGGCGGTGTATTACTATATCGCGTGGCATCAAATCTTATCCATTTAGAGGATGATGGTGTTGATGATATATGTACCCATGCACTTGGTGACGTTTGAATTCCATAACCTGTGTTATTAATAATACCTCTACTGGTACCATTTGTTGAAAATCCAATCGAATCAGCTGCCGGAAAGTAAATTCCGGTGTTGGTGTCTGAAGAATTTAAACCAGCGTTAAGAACTGGTGCGGTGGCAGATCCTGCAACCAACTGGATATTGGCGTTGGTCGTTGTATTCAATCTGAGAGTCTCGGTACCACCAGCCACAAGACCCATATTGTCGGCTGAGGGAAAGTAAATTCCGGTGTTGGTGTCTGTAGAATTTAGACCAGCGTTTAAGATCGGATTAGCAGCAGACCCTGCCAGAAGATTAATTCTTCCATTAGAATCTATCCTCATCGCTTCTACGCCACCTTCAACAAATCCAATTGTGTCGGCAGCCGGAAAGTAAATTCCGGTGTTGGTGTCTGAAGAATTTGCTAAACCAGCAGAGATAGAAGGCAATGAAACACTTCCTGCCGTTAATTGAATTTGTCCATTTCCTTGAATCCTAAATAATTCTGTTGTTCCCCCGTAGAAAGCATGAACAAAAGAAGAGGTTGCCTGTGGAACAGAATACCAAAGTCTTCCAGTGAGGGGATATGTACCAAAGGCGTAGTTTACATTAGAAGCATTAATACCAGACCACAATGTTATCTTTTCTCCGGTGGAAACATTAGTGGGAGTAGGACCAGCATTCCCCGCCGATGCATTAGGATAAGGAGAAAACTCTATTCTATTTGATGTTGTATTTGAAAGATGAATTTGACCGCCACCTAAAGCATTTGTTGGGGTTCCAAGAAGATTTAAAGTCGGGGAAGAAAAAGTTATATTCGATTCAACAGATACATTAGGAGAAGAACCATTTAGGGTTAAAACACCATTGTCAGTTGTTCCAGATAAGGTGACAGAACCAGATGTTCCCGAAGATCCTGATGATCCAGAAGAACCAGAAGAACCGGACGATCCAGAAGAACCGGATGATCCAGAAGAACCTGATGATCCTGAAGAACCTGATGATCCAGAAGAACCTGATGATCCAGAAGTACCTCTTGTTCCCGAAGAACCAGAAGTTCCTGATGATCCGGAAGAACCAGAAGAACCTGATGATCCGGAAGAACCAGATGATCCAGAAGATCCAGAAGAACCGGATGATCCAGAAGAACCAGATGATCCAGAAGATCCAGAAGAACCTGACGATCCAGAAGAACCAGATGTTCCCGAAGATCCTGATGATCCAGAAGAACCAGAAGAACCGGACGATCCGGAAGAACCGGATGATCCAGAAGAACCTGATGATCCTGAAGAACCTGATGATCCAGAAGAACCTGATGATCCAGAAGTACCTCTTGTTCCCGAAGAACCAGAAGTTCCTGATGATCCGGAAGAACCAGAAGAACCTGATGATCCGGAAGAACCAGATGATCCAGAAGATCCAGAAGAACCAGATGATCCAGAAGATCCAGAAGAACCGGATGATCCAGAAGAACCCGATGATCCTGAAGATCCTGAAGAACCGGATGATCCAGAAGAACCCGATGATCCTGAAGATCCTGAAGAACCGGATGATCCAGAAGACCCAGAAGAACCTGATGATCCGGAAGAACCAGATGATCCAGAAGATCCAGAAGAACCTGATGATCCAGAAGAACCAGATGTTCCCGATGAGCCAGATGTTCCAGAGGATCCAGGAGTTCCTGAAGAACCTGATGATCCGGAAGAACCAGATGATCCAGAAGATCCAGAAGAACCAGATGATCCAGAAGATCCAGAAGAACCGGATGATCCAGAAGAACCCGATGATCCTGAAGATCCTGAAGAACCGGATGATCCAGAAGAACCCGATGATCCTGAAGATCCTGAAGAACCGGATGATCCAGAAGACCCAGAAGAACCTGATGATCCGGAAGAACCAGATGATCCAGAAGATCCAGAAGAACCTGATGATCCAGAAGAACCAGATGTTCCCGATGAGCCAGATGTTCCAGAGGATCCAGGAGTTCCTGAAGAACCTGATGATCCGGAAGAACCAGATGATCCAGAAGATCCAGAAGAACCAGATGATCCAGAAGATCCAGAAGAACCGGATGATCCAGAAGAACCCGATGATCCTGAAGATCCTGAAGAACCGGATGATCCAGAAGAACCCGATGATCCTGAAGATCCTGAAGAACCGGATGATCCAGAAGAACCTGATGATCCAGAAGAACCAGATGTTCCCGATGAGCCAGATGTTCCAGAGGATCCAGAAGAACCGGATGATCCAGAAGAACCTGATGATCCTGAAGAACCTGATGATCCTGAAGAACCGGATGATCCAGAAGAACCAGAGGTTCCTCTAGTACCGGAAGATCCAGAAGAACCTGATGTTCCAGAAGAACCTGATGTTCCAGAAGAACCTGATGATCCTGAAGAACCTGAAGAACCTGAAGAACCAGAAGTTCCAGAAGAACCTGATGATCCAGATGATCCTGAAGAACCTGAAGAACCTGATGATCCTGAAGAACCTGATGATCCTGAAGAACCGGATGATCCAGAAGAACCAGAGGTTCCTCTAGTACCGGAAGATCCAGAAGAACCAGATGTTCCAGAAGAACCTGATGTTCCAGAAGAACCTGATGATCCAGAAGAACCTGATGATCCTGAAGAACCTGAAGAACCTGAAGAACCAGAAGTTCCAGAAGAACCTGATGATCCAGATGATCCTGAAGAACCTGATGATCCTGAAGAACCAGATGACCCAGATGATCCAGATGTTCCAGAAGAACCTGATGTTCCAGAAGATCCAGAAGTTCCCGAAGTACCAGATGCTCCAGTAACACCAGAAGTTCCCGAAGTTCCTGATGAACCTGACGATCCAGAAGAACCGGATGATCCAGAAGAACCGGATGATCCAGAAGAACCGGATGATCCTGAAGAACCTGATGATCCAGAAGAACCGGACGATCCAGAAGAACCGGATGATCCAGAAGTTCCTGAAGATCCAGAAGTTCCTGAAGATCCAGAAGTACCAGATGACCCAGAAGAACCGGACGATCCAGAAGAACCGGATGATCCAGAAGAACCGGATGATCCAGAAGAACCCGATGATCCCGAAGAACCTGATGATCCAGAAGAACCCGATGATCCTGAAGATCCTGAAGAACCGGATGATCCAGAAGTTCCTGAAGATCCAGAAGTTCCTGAAGATCCAGAAGTTCCTGAAGATCCAGAACTACCCGATGATCCAGAAGAACCTGATGATCCTGAAGAACCTGATGATCCTGAAGAACCTGATGATCCTGATGATCCAGAAGAACCTGACGATCCTGATGAACCAGATGTTCCGGAAGAACCAGAAGTTCCAGATGATCCAGATGATCCTGAAGAACCTGATGATCCTGAAGAACCTGAAGAACCTGATGATCCAGATGATCCTGAAGAACCTGATGATCCTGAAGAACCTGATGATCCAGATGATCCTGAAGAACCTGAAGAACCTGATGATCCTGAAGAACCTGATGATCCTGAAGAACCGGATGATCCAGAAGAACCAGAGGTTCCTCTAGTACCGGAAGATCCAGAAGAACCAGATGTTCCAGAAGAACCTGATGTTCCAGAAGAACCCGATGAACCTGAGCTTCCTGAACTTCCTGAACTTCCGCTTGACCCGGAAGTGCCAGAAGATCCGGCAATCCCAAAATCTAAACAAGCTTGATCTCCTGCGGTGGGAAAATTATTTGAAGCGTTAGCTGAAATAAAAGAAACACCAAAAACGTGATATGTTCCCTGGTCGGTGTTGGAAGTAACCTGGTATCTGTATTGCTTCCCGTTGATTAAAACTCGCATTACAGAGCCAACCGTAACACTATCCAGAAAGGCATCTACATTATTACTGTTTGAATCTGTATCGCTTATAGAAAAAGATGTAACGTTCGATCCGATTTCACCATTAGTCCCAAATATTTGGCCGGATGAAACAGCCTCACTTGAACCCCAACTCCAACATCCGTCGGAAGGGGTTTCGCCAGAAGTTCCTGAAGTACCTCTTGTTCCGCTAGATCCAGAAGAACCTGATGAGCCTGAAGTTCCGGAAGATCCTGAAGAACCTGATGATCCTGAAGAACCTGATGATCCTGAAGAACCGGATGATCCAGAAGAACCAGAGGTTCCTCTAGTACCGGAAG